TGCACCCTGCGCCTGCTTGCAGGGCTGGCGGGCGCACTGGCCGCGCTGGCCGTCGTCCTGCTGGCGGCCTGGCTGATTGTTCGCGCGCTGGGCAGGCTGGCCGCTGCTGCCTTCGACGGAGCAACCGCCGCGCTGGCAAAGCTATGGAACAGGACGGGATACAAACCGAAAACAAAATGGGGGCGGGTAATCGCCGCAGGGGGGCAAACAGGTGGAGAGCGCAAAGAAAAAAGAGATTCTGAACAGCTACCTTGAAGCGTCGAAAGAATGGCGCTACTGGAAAGACGAAACCGAACGGCTTATGGTAGCGGCCACCGGCGCTTCCCCTTCCCTGTCGGGTATGCCGCACGGCGGCGGTACAGGCACAAGCAAGGTTGAACTTGCTGCTGAATCCCTGGAAGACGCGCGCCGGGAACTGACAGCAGCTGCCAACGCAATGAGCAAGGCGCGCCGCCAAGTGCTGGCCGTTATCAAAACCGCACCGACAGCGGACCAGCGCATAGTCCTGCGCCGCCGCTATATAAACGGCATGAACTGGGAACAGATTGCGGAAGCCTGCGGGAAGTCGCGGCAATGGGCCACAATGACCCACGGCGAGGCTTTGAAAAAAATACTTTTGACAAGTTAAAACCCGCATAACGGTGCGGAAAACGCGGCTTTTTGCTTGTCAAAAGTTTACAAAACTTTACATTACTTGCTTTTTGTTTACATTCGGTTTGTGATATATTCAAACTGCAAAAGCCAGGCGGGAAAGCCTGGCTTTTTCTATACCCAGAAAAGAAAGAAGGCGGGCCGCATGAAGAACACCAAAAAACAGAAAGAGAAAGAAAAACGCTGCGCCGCCTGCGTATGGCGCGACAGGAAAACGGCAACACCACTTTGCGCACTGCCGCGCTGCATATACGAGGAACGAAAGCCCCGGCGGGACAAGGCAAAACGCTATGGCGAAGTATAACCCGGATTCGTGGCCCGCTGTATGGGTTTTGCAGTTGATTGCAAACGGCAACCTGCACAGCTTCTACACAAGCCGCGAATGGAAACGCCTGCGGCGGGAAGTGTTAAAACACCAGCGCCGCCGTTGCTGGGATTGCGCACACAAAGCGCCGGCGGTGAATAAACGCGGCGTTACTGTACACCATGTCAAGCCGCTGCGCGAACGGCCAGACCTGGCCCTGTCCGAATACGACGAAGCAGGGAACATCAACCTTGTTTGCCTGTGCGCTTCCTGCCACTGGGACCGACACCACAAGCGGGCCGCACCTGCCACGCCGGAACGCTGGTAATTTTACAGCATACCCCCCGCCCCGTGAAATCAAAATCCCCCGGCGGACGGAGACCAAGGAACAGCCCCGACAAAGCCGCGAGGTTGCGCGCGCGAGGAAAAAATGGGCCAGCAAAAGGCCGCCAACAAATACGCCCGTGCGCGGGTACCTTATATCCGCAATTTTTAGGGGGTGCTGCAAAAAGCCGAAAAAATCACGCATTTTTGGAAAGAGGGTGCAGAAATTGACGAAGAAGGAAAAGGAAATCCGGGCAAGCCTGGAAAAACAGCTGAAGGACTGCGGAGCCGATCTTCTGCACTATCAAGAACTTTTGGACGATTATATTTTTTTCTTCGGCATGGAGAGGAAAATGCAGGCCGCTGTAAAAAAACAGGGCTTGACCGTCACCGCAGTAAGCGCAGCCGGGAAAGAATACGACAAGGAAAACCCCGCAATAAAGGCCGCTGCCCTGTATAACCAGCGTATGCTTCACATCTTGCGCGAAATGGGGCTGACAACGGCAACTTGCAGGCCGCCAGAAACCGACGGAAGCGGCGACCTGGGATGAATCCAAGAATACAAGCCTATATTGACATTGTGGAAAGCGGCGAAATACCGATGTGCCGCGAACAGCTGCTGCTTATCAAGCGTGTAAAGGCTGCGTTTGAGAATGAGAAAATACACGTTGACGATGAACAGCTGGAACGTTATATGGGCCTGCAAAAATATTTTGAATACAAACTTTTGCCATGGGAAGAATTTGTTTTTGCGCTGCATAACTGCACCTACACAGAAAGCGGCGCACTGCGCTGGCCTATTCTGTTTATTGAGGTTGGACGCGGCGCTGGAAAAAACGGATACCTGGCCTATGAAGATTTTGCACTTGTCACCCCCATAAACGGGGTAAAGCATTACAACATTGACATTTTCGCCACGGCGGAAGACCAGGCCCGCGCAACATTCGACGACATATACGAATTGCTGGACGGTAACAAGCCTTATTTTCAAAAATTCTTTACTTGGACAAAAGAAGAAATTGTCAACAAGGCGACCATGAGCCGGATAAAATACCACACAAGCGCCCCGAAGACCAAAGACGGCGGGCGGCCCGGCAAGGTGGATTTTGACGAACTGCACGCCTACGAAAATTCTAAACTAATCGACGTTGCGGTGGGCGGCCTGGGCAAGCGCCGCCTTCCCCGCCGCACGTTCATAACCACACAAGGCGACGTGCGCGACGGCCCGCTGGACAAGTACACGGCCAGGGCTGAAAAAGTCCTTGAAGGCAACACCCCGGACAGCGGCTGGCTGTATTTTATATGCCGCCTGGACAGCGACGCGGAAATTATGCAGCCGGAAATGTGGGGCAAGGCAAACCCGTCTTTGTACGACCCAGCACGCACCGAACTACTGGAAGAAATCAAACTTGAATTTGAGGAATACAAGGAAGACCCGGCGGGGCACGGCGCTTTCGCAACCAAACGCATGAACCGCCCGCAGGGCGACAAGGAAGCCGAAGTCACCAGCTGGGAAAATATTCTTGCAGCTTCCCGGCCTATCCCGGAAGGAATCGGCCTGGAAACGCACCCGGCGGTTTGGGGCGTTGACTACGCCAGCACGCAGGACTTTGTTGCCGCTGGCGTGCTGTGGGAAATCCAGGGAACTTATTACTGGATAACGCACACATGGGTTTGCGCACAAAGCAAGACACTTTCGCGGATCCAGTTTCCGCTTGCCGAAGCCGAAGCACGGGGAGAATTAACGATGGTAGACGCGCCAGAGATCGACCCGGAAACGCCGGTCAACTGGATAGTAGAACAAAGCGAGAAATACAATTTGTTGCTGGGCGGTATTGACCATTACCGCTATACCCTGCTGTCAAAAGCCTTCGCTTCGGCGGGATTCAGCACCGACAAGCGCACCGGCAACGTAAAGCTAACATACACGCCGGAACAATCCCAGGTTGCGCCCATCATTACAAGCGCGTTTACAAGCCAACGCATTGTTTGGGGCGACAGTATGCTAATGCGCTGGTACACGAACAACGCCTGCCGCCTTATCGACAAGCGCGGCAATATATCGTTTGGAAAGTATGAGCCTAAGAGCCGGAAAACGGACGGCTTTATGGCAATGGTTGCGGCCTTCGTGGCTGCCGTTATCAAGCAGGACGAAATGCAGGCGGCGGACTATTCTTCCGCCGACCTGCCGGACGTTTACACCTACT